CTTCCAGCAGGTCGCGATTGGCGCAGGGTCCGTGCAGTCGGCGGCCTTCAACGACGCCACCCGCTTCGTGCGCGTGCAGGCCGAGGCGCTGGCCGCAATCGACATCGCGGGAAACCCGACCGCCACCATCGGAAAGCTGCGCATGACCGCAGGGCAGACCGAATACTACGGCGTGCCACCCGGCTGGAAGCTGGCCTGCATCACAACGACATGAGGCAACCGCCATGATGGGATCGCAGGCAATCGCGGAGCAGGCCGACAATCTTCTGTCGATCATCGGCGACAACAAGGCCTACGCCGCCAAGATCAAGGAAATGAAAGAACTGGCGCAGGCGCTGACCGCCGAGAAAGACCGGCTGGCCAAGGCGCAGGCCGAGGCGAACGAGAGCGTCACGCAGGTGTCGAACGACCGCGCCGCAATCGAGAAGGCCGCAGCCACGGCGCAGGCCAACCTGAAGGAGGCGCAGACGCTGCGCGAGCAGGCGCAGGAGAAGTTCGAGGCCGCGCACAGGCTGATCAACAGCAAGGGCATGCAACTCGACCAGCAGGCGGCGGAGCAGATCGCGCGCGCCAACGCGCTCGACATTCTGGCAGGCCAGATCGAGGCGCGGGCAGCGGCGGTCGAGCACAAAGAGAAGGAACTGGAGGTGCGCGAGGCCGACGTGCTGACCGCCTCGAAGGAAATGAAGGACCGGCTGGCCCGGCTCAAGGACGCGGTGAGGTAACCCATGGCAAACGCCATCTACCCGAAATACAAGGAAGCGATCCTCGATAGCCTGACCAACGCCGACCTGAACGACAACACGGTCAAGGTGGCGCTGATCGCGACCGGCGAAACCTATGTCGGCACCGACAGCTTTCTGTCCGACATAACCGGCGGCAACATCGTCGGCACCGCGCAGACGCTCGGCAACACCACGGTGACCAACGGCCTGTTCGACGCCGACGACGCCACCTTCACGGCGGTGTCCGGCGCGCAGGTGGTGGCGCTGCTGATCTACATCGACACGGGTGTCGGCTCGACCTCGCGGCTGGTGGCGTGGATCGACACCGGGGTGACCGGGCTGCCGGTGACACCGAACGGCGGCAACATCACCGTGACGTGGAACGCTTCCGGCATCTTCCAGCTATAGGCGGGCAATGGCCAACTTTATCCATGCTGCGGGAACGGGCGGCTTCATCGGCTCGGCGGTCAACCTGATCGCCTCGACCGAACTCAACAACCTGTCGAACCTCGCCACCGTCACCAGCGCAGGCTCATTCAGCCAGAGCAACTTCGGGTCCGCGCAACTGGCCTACCTGATGATGACCGTGGTGACCGCTGGCTGGAATACGACGACCGGCGGGGCCAACATCGCGGGCTGGTTCCTGCTCTCGGACGACGGCACCAACTTCGAGGCCACCGTGTCCGGCGCGGCGCTGCCGCGTCCACCCGACTTCGTGATCCCGCTGCCGGTTGCCTCTCCCATTGCTGCGGGGCGTTACTTCTCCGCCGGTCCTGCCGTGCCATTGCCATGGGCACCGTTCAAGGTGTTCATGCAGAACGTCACGGGCGGCGCGACCTCGGCCAATTCCCACACCCTTAAAGCCTTCCCGGTAGCGGACACCTACGCATGACAGCGCGCCTCAAGATCATCGTCCTCGACCGCGACCACGACACCAACGGCTTTCGCTATGCGCTGTGGGCCGACGTGCCGGTGGCGCGGCAGCCGTTCTATGTCCAGCCGATCGGCTTCAAATCGGCGTGGAAGGACGCGCTGCCCGCCGACAATACCGCGCTCGAAAACGGCTCGGTGGTGGAGACAACGGGCTACGTCGCCTTCCCGTCCGGCGGCAGCATGGCGCAGGTGCAGGCAAGACTGGAGGCCGAGCACAGCAAATTCCAGAGCCAGATCACCAACGCGAACCCTTGGCGGTTCTACGGTTCGACGTGGGACGGCACCGCTTGGGTGATTGCCAACGTTGGTTAGACCCCGATGGGATTTACCTTTCCGTTCGGACGCGCCCCCCGCATCGACCGCAGTCATCCGGTAATCAGACGCCTTGGCAAGCCGCGCATCACCGACAACATGGAAGGCGGCGTCGTTGCGATCCCGCTCCCCGGCAGCGGTATGGTCAACCTTGTCAGCGGGCAGGGCTGCACCATCACCGGCACGGTGGCATTCAGCCCGCACGCCACCCTCGGCGTGGCGGCGGGCGACTTTCTTCCCGGTGACGGACTGGCAACATTTTCGTCCGGCGCGGCAGACTTTGCCGGAAAGCCGATCATCATGGCGGCCATCACCATCCCCAAGTCGGTCAGCAACGGCTGGTATTCGCAGCCGTTCATCGCCAACGGCAACAAATGGTTTTCGGTCAACGAAGCCGGGATGGGCGGGTCCGCCGCCGCCCTGTCGCACACCGTCGATGGCGTCACCGTGCTGAGTTCGACCATCAAGATCACCGCTAATGAACCGTGGTTTGTGCTGGCGAGCGGGCAGAAGGGTGACAGTTCCGGCTTCTGGCTGGCGCGCAACCTGATAAACGGGCGGCTGCTGGTGGACACCACGACCAACAACATTCCAAGCAATCAGGACGGCACCACGCAGACAATTGGCATCGGCAACCGGGCCGGGACACGGGGCAACGCCTACGAGGGCTGGATTGGTCCGGTCTGCTGGGTGCCGAATTCATGGCTCACACTGGCGGAGGCAATGCGCTGGTCGGACGACCCGTGGAGCCTGTGGTACGCAAGGCCGCCGCGCCCGATCACCGTCGGCGTTGCGGGCGGCGGGCCAGCGCAGGACCTCGGCCCGCCTTGGTTCACCAAGACCGCAGCCATCGCCAAGATCACGCAGAGTTAACCCATGACAGTCTCGGCAGCTTCTTCCGGCACGCAGACCACCTCGGGAACGACAGAGCACACGCTTGCCACCATCACCACGGCGGGCGTCTACGAACTAAACCTCGACGTTAGCGCGCTGGTTGGCGGCACTACGCCTGATATCCTGCGCGTGCGCGAGAACCGCAAGACGCTTTCGGGGGGAACGGCGCGAACGGAGTGGGAGGAATTCCTTGTCGGCGGCATGTGTCCCCCCATGGTTACGTTCCGCCCCAAGCTGACCGTGGTTGAGGTGGCCTACACCATCACCATGACGCAGGGATCAAATCGCGCTATCCCGTGGTCGATCAATCAGGTGGCGTAAATGTATGGCGGGGGCAACTGGACGCCGCCAAATACTGGCGCGCTCTCGGAAACGCTCGGCTTTTCCGCTGGCACCACGGTCGGCGTCACGCTCACGTCCGGGGCGGCCAATACCAAAGGCTCCTACGTTGACGTTGGTGGCGTGACCAGCTTTACCTACAATCGCCTCTGCGTGCAGTTCATCACGCCAAGCGCCGCCGCCGACTTCGTCGTTGACCTTGCGGTCAATGCCAGCGGCAATCGGTTCATCATTGCGGAGGACCTGCGTTACTCTACGGCGCGCAGGTTTGTGAGCGAAGGAACGCAGGTCTACGAGTTGCCGCTGACGATCAAGGGCGGTGCGCAACTTTCGGCGCGCTGCGCGTCCGCCACGGCATCGGCCACGATGCAGATCGTGATGCAGGGGTTCTCCAACGGGGTCGCCGGGATGCCCGGCCTGTCGCGCTGCCGCGCGCTCTACACGCCAGCAACATCGCGCGGGGTGGCAATCGACCCCGGCGGCACCGCCAACACCAAAGGGGCTTACAGCCAACTCGTTGCCAGTTCCGGCTTCAACGCCGAGTTGCTGATGATGGCGATTGGATTTAACGACGATATTGCGAGAGCGGCAGCCGCGCGGTTTTCGCAAGACCTCGCAATCGGGGCAGGCGGCGCGGAGCAAATTTTCAACCCGGACTACTTTTTCTGCTGCGGCACCACAACCGACGGGCCGTTCATGAGCGGAGGGATGCTGCTCCCGTTCTACATTCCTGCGGGCAGCCGTATTTCCGCGCGCGGACAAAGCAGTTCAATCGTTGCGGGTGACTGCACTTGGGATTTGGCGCTGTGGGGATTTGAGCGATGATCGGCACCGGCTGGAGCCAGCAAACGGGCCGAAGCGAAACGCTCGGCTTCAGCGCGGCCACGACCGGAACAACGACTGTCACCTACGGCGCATCCAACGCCAAAGGCGCTTGGTCCTCCATCGGAGGCGTCACCAGCTTCGACTACAACCTGATCGAGGTCCACGGCTACACAAACCAAGCCCCCGCCGACAGCTTTTTTGATGTTGGCATAACCGTGGGCGCGAACACCTTTGTGATCGCGGGCGATATCTGGATCAACACAAGCGGCGAGTACGGCAGCACCAACATTGCGTTGAGCATACAAATTCCGCTTTTTATAAAGGCGGGCGCGCAACTGGCCATGCGCGGCGCGAAGGCCAACATCAACACCTTCCAGTGGGCGCACACCATCACCGGCTACTCAAACGGGGTCGGCGGACAGAGGGGGTTCTCACGCTGCCGCGCGCTCTACACACCCGCAAGTTCCGTGCCGCCGCTGGTCGATAGCGGCGCGACCGCAAACACCAAGGGCGCATACACGCAGCTTGTCGCCAGTTCAGGCTTTACCGCCGTCGCCCTGATGGCCGGGATTGGCACCGTGTCGATAGACCCGGTCGCCGCCAGCCGGATGGCCATGGACCTCTCGATTGGCGGCAGCGGCTCGGAGTGGCCGTTCTTCTCGAATTTTGTGATGTGCATGGGGCCGGGTGGCGACAACCAGATGCTCACCGCCAGCTATCCTATTTTGCCGGTGTACGTCCCATCGGGTTCGCGCATCGCGGTGCGCGGGCAGTCGAACAGCACGGTCGCTGCGGAGCGAAATTTCAGGGTGGGCCTGTGGGGATTTGAGCCGTGAACCCGATCTTCAGCATTCCCATTCTCGTCAAGCCGACGCCACCGCCGCAGACGCTGACGCCCGCGCTGTTTACCGACGCGCAGACTTTCCCGGCGGCGACCGTTTCGCCCGGTGCCGTCACGCTGACGCCCGCGCTGTTTGATGACACGCCCGACACCTTCTTTGCGCCAACCATAGCGAGCGAGCAGGCGCTGACGCCGCCGCTGTTCTACAACTGGCAGAACTTCGCGCTTGGCACTCCCGAATACGTCATCACGCCTATCGTCGTCACGCAGGGCGGCGCGACCCAAACACTGACACCCGGACTGTTCACGGACGCCGACAACTTCTTCGGCCCGACCATAGCAACCGGCCCGGTTGTCATCCTGCCGACGCTGTGGAGCAACGCGCAGGCCTTCCCGGCGGCGACCGTCGCCCCGGCAACGTGGTCAATCCAGCCGGTCAGGCTCGACAACGCGCAGACCTTCCCGGCGGCGGTCGTTTCCGCCAGCTACACATTGTCGCCGCCGTTTTTCACCAACGACCAGAACTTCCTGCTCGGTGACGCATACTTCTTCCCGCCGACCGTCACGCAGGGCGGCGACAGCGTGCTGCTGCCGGTCAAATTCGACAATACGCAGACGTTCCCCCCGGCTGCCGTTTCCAGCGCCGCGACTGTTGCGCCGATCAAGTTCACCAACGTCAACAGCTTCCCGCCTGCCGCCGTAGCGGCTTCGTCCATCATCCTGCCGCCGCTGTTCACGAATTCGCAGACCTTCCCGCCTGCCATAGTCGGCGCGGCGGCGATCATCCTGCTGCCGACGCTCTACAGCGACCCGGATACCTTGGTCACCCCGCATGTCATCACGGTCGGCGGCGTGGGGCTGTACCCGGCGATGTATGACGACCCCGACAGCTTCTTCCCGGCCACCTTGACCGGCGGCGGCGCGGTGGCGCTAGGTGCTGGCAGAAACCATCCGTTCCACGCTAACCTTGGCCAACTGACTGACCGCACATAGGAGGCCCCATGCCGCCAGACGACCTGCTGAGTGACCAGCCCGCACCGGGCACACCCCCGCCCGCGTCCCCGCCTCCCGGCGACCCCGTGCCGCCGCCTGCACCTCCAGACAAACCGGGCACACCCCCGCCCGACCTCGCGCCCGATCCCAACAAGGACTTCATCAAGACGCTGCCGAAGGACTTGCAGGAGAACGCATCGCTGGGCCGCTACTCCAACACCGAGAGCCTCGCGCGGGCCTACGTCAACCTTGAAAAGACACTCGGCTCCGACAAGGTGCCGGTGCCGAAAGACCCTAACGATCAGGAGGCATGGGACCGCTACTACGTCGCTGGCGGTCGGCCCCCGGAGCCGAAGGCCTACCAGATCGAGAAGCCCGAGAAGCTGCCCGAGGGCGTGATCTGGGACGACAACATGGAGGGCTGGTGGAAGCAGTCGGCCTTTGAGGCCGGACTGTCACAGCGCCAAGCGCAGAAGCTGGTCGATCAGTACCGCGACCGCTACATCGCGCAGGTCGATAGCAGCAACAAGCAGATCACCAACGACATCGTGAAGGGCAAGGCCGAACTCCAGCGCGATTGGGGCAGCGAGTACGAGGCCCGCCGCTCGCTGGCGCGAGCCGCCTTCCTCGAACTGCCCGCCGACTTGCAGCAGTCGGTGCGCGACAACGGGCTGGCGCGCATGCCCTCGTTCATCAAATACCTGTACGACACCAAGGCCAAGACGACCGGCGAGCGCATCCCGCGTCCACCGGGAGAGGCAGCGGATACCTCGCCGGACGCGATCCGCTCGAAGATCGCAACTTTCCGGCAGCAGCATCACGTCGCGCTGCACGACACCTCGCACCCGGAGCACGAACTGCGGCGGGATGAACTCACAGCCTTGCACAACCGGCTGTTCCCGACGGTTGAAAGCGCGGCCTGACAGGTCTACAACGGGAAGGCCGCAGGCACTCGGGCGACCGATCTGCGGCCTTCCGCGCATGTAGGGATCGCCCTCGGGCGGCACTCCCAAATCTGAGTTGAACCGTTTCAACCATTTTTGTGGAGGCACAGCCGTGTCACTTCAGATCACCACCGCCTTTGTCGAGCAGTACAAAGGCAACGTCGCGCACCTCGCCCAACAGAAGGGGTCGAGGCTTCGCATGGCGGTCGAAACCGAGAGCGTCACCGGCAAGACCGCATTCTTCGAACAGATCGGCCAAGTCGCCGCCCGCGTTCGAACCTCAAGGCATTCCGACACGCCTCGCATGGATACCCCGCACGCCCGCAGGCGCGTGTCGCTCGTTGACTACGATTGGGCGGACCTAATCGACCAAGAAGATAAAGTTCGCATGCTGATCGACCCGGCCTCGCAATACGCGCAGGCCGCAGCATGGGCCATGGGCCGCGCCACCGACGACGCCATCATCGCCAACGGCCTCGGCGTTGCCTATACGGGCGTCGATGGTTCGACGCAGACCCCCTACGACACCAACAACACCATCGGCGTGCAGGTTCGTGACCCCGGCGTGTCGGCGGCCAACTACGGACTGAACATCGCCAAGCTGCTCGCTGCAAAAGAGAAGCTGGACGGTGCCGACGTTGACCCGGACGAGGAACGCTACATTGCCCTGCCAGCGCGGCAGGTCACGTCCCTGCTGTCGTCAACCAAGACCACGTCAAGCGACTACAACACGGTGAAGGCGCTGGTCGAAGGCAAGATCGACACTTTCGTCGGCTTCAAGTTCATTCGCACGCAGCGAACAACGCTCGACGGCTCCAGCAACGACAACGTCATGTATTGGGTCAAGTCGGGGATCAAGCTGGCGCTCGGCAAGGACGCATCGGCCCGCATCAGCGAGCGCGCCGACAAGAACTACGCCACGCAGGTGTTCTATTCGATGATCATCGGCGCGACGAGGATGGAAGAAGTCAAGGTCGGCATCATCACCTGTGCGCCGACCGGCGGACCCGGCGCGTAATCGGGGACGGAGAGAAGCAGCGAAGGCGTGGCGCGGGGCCGAACCTCCCTGCGCCACGCCGGGAGACTACCGGACGCCGGTCCAACCGGGGCGGCGAAACCAACAGGAGGGCCTCATGGCCGTTGTGAATATCAAATCCACAGCCGTCCAGAACGCGGACGCTGCGGTGCAAACGCAAAGCCCGACGCACCTTGCGGGGGCGAAGGAGTACACCATCATCGGCACGGCGGCGATTGCCGCTGGCGACGACGACGGCTCGGTCATGCGCATCGCGCGCGTGCATTCGTCTTGGCGTCTTACCTCGATCAAAATCTTCAACGACGCCATCGCCGCAGGCTCGTGGGCCTGCACGCTCTACCAGACCGCCGCCAACGGCGGCGCTGCGGTGGGCGCTGCGCTCTACAACACCACCATCGACGCGGCGACCGCGCATACCGCCGCCCCGCTGGAGGTGGTGTTCGGAACCAACCGCGCCATCACCAAGATCGGGCAGCAGGTCTGGGAAGATGCAGGCCTCACGGCAGACCCCGGTCGCTGGTATGACCTCGGCCTGACCTGCACCACCGCCGGAACGGCGGCGGGCAACGTCGGCTGGAAGATTGATTATATTTCCGGTTCTTCGTGATCCCTCGCGCGGGGTGAGCGTCAATGCCTATGACGGACTTGGGGATTGCGAACCTCGCGTTGACCGACCTCGGCCAGCCGTTGCTTGCTACGGCAGACAGCACGTCAAAGGCTGGCCGACTTTTTCTTCAGACCTACGAGCCGACCGTGCTGGAGGTCCTGCGCGACCACCCATGGCGGTGCTGCCGCGCGCAGGCGCTGATGTCGTCCGACCCGCTGGCCAAGCCGCTGTTCGGCTACGGGCTGGCGTTCCGGCTACCGCCCGACTTCGTCAAGATCGTTTACGTCGAGGGCGACAACAGCCAGCACGCCGGGTCCGGCAATACCGAACTGTTCGCGCGCCACGGCGACTATCTGCATTGCGACATCGAAGGCCTGCGGCTGACCTACATCGCGCGCAAGGAGGCGCACGAATTCGACCCCGGCCTCGTGTCGGTCATCGCGGCGCGGCTGGCGTGGCGCTGGTGCAGGCCGTTCACCGACAGCGCCAACGACGTGACGGCCTACCAGAAGATTTACGTCGAAGTTTCCGCAAGCGCCAAATTCAACGACGCGCTGGACGGCTCGCCCGATATAGCGCCAATGAGCACATGGGAGCAGGCGCGACTGTCTGACGTTTAGCCCATGGCGACCGTCAACTCGATCCTGACCAACTTCACCGCTGGCGAAATATCCCCGCGCATCCACGGGCGGGTCGATCTTGCCAAGTACGCCAACGGTGCGCGCGAACTCACCAACGTGACGGTGCTGCCACAGGGCGGCGCACGCAAGCGCGGCGGCACCTTGCAGGTCACGAGCGTCAAGAACGACAGCCCGAATTCCATCCTCGTGCCGTTCGTGTTCTCGACCACGCAGGCCTACATGCTGGAGTTCGGCCCGAACTACATCCGGTTCTTCAAGGATCGGGGCATTATTTTCGATGTGTCCTATGCCATCAGCGGCGTCGTCATCGGGGCGACCACGACCATCACGGTCCCCGGCAACGCCTTCGCCAACGGCGACCGCGTCATCGTCACGGGCATGCAGGGCACTACCGAACTCAACAATCGCGAATTCACGGTGTCGGGCAAGTCGGGCAACAACATCAATCTAAGCGGCATCAACTCAACCGGCTACGGGACCTACACGGGTGGCGGCGCGATCAGCCGCATCTACGAAATTGCCACCAACTTCACCGCCGCCGATCTGGCCACCATCACCTACACGCAGTCGGCGGACACGCTGTTCCTGTTCAACAACAACTGGCCCATCGCCAAGCTGTTGCGGCTCAACCATGCGTCTTGGACGCTGTCCACAGCCGTGGTCGAGGAAGGCCCCTTCCTCGACCTCAACACCAACGAGGCGATCCGGGTGTCGCTCGACACCGCCTCGGGCGCAGCGATTATGACGTTCAATTCTCCCGTGTTCGAGGCCAGCCATGTCGGCTCGCTCTGGCGCATCTGGGAGCATTCCAATTCGAGCACGTTCGGCTATGCGACGTGGGCACCGGGCGCGACCGTGACGGTCGGCGACAATACGTTCTGGGAGTACAAGGGCAACGTCTACTACGTCGTGTCCGGCGGCGGGCAGACCATGGCCTCGACCGCCAGCTACCCGACGCACACGCGCGGCACGGTCGAGGTGTTCTATGGCACGGGCGGCGCTGTCGCGAACATGCGCTACGAGCATTCCGGCTACTGCGTGGTGCAGGTCACCAGCATCGTGGACACGCAGAACGCATGGGTCAACGTCGTCAAGAACCGCACGCCCTACACCGCCTACGGCGGGCGCTCGTCCTCGCAATGGCAGGAGGGTGCGTGGTCCGACAAGCGCGGCTATCCCACCACCGGCACCTTCCACGAGCAGCGCATGGTAGCGGCCAACACAGAATACCAGCCCACCACGCTGTGGGGGTCGGTGCTGGACGCCTACCTGAAATTCAAGGACGGCGACAAGGACGACGAAAGCTACACCTATACCATCAGTAGCGATCAGGTTGACGCCATCAAGCACATGAGCACCACCAAGCGGCTGGTGGTGAACGCCACCTCGGGCGAGTGGACGGTGGCCGCCTCGAACCAGAACGAGGCGATCACCCCGACCAACATCAAAGTTTCACGGGAAACATCGTTTGGCATCGCCGACGTGAAGCCGGTGCGCGCAGGCCCCGCCATTTTGTTCGCGCAGCGCAAAGGCAGGAACGACAATCCGTCCCGCCGACTTCGGGAATTTGTCTATAACTTTCAGACAGATAGCTATGCCTCGCCCGACCTGACCATCCTGTCGGAGCACATTACAAATCCCGGCCTCGTGCAGGGCGCATTCGTGGCCTCGCCCGACCTGATGATCTGGTACGCGCGAGCGGACGGGCACGTTGCCGCCATGACCTATGAGCGCGACCAGCAGGTGGTTGGTTGGCACCATCATGTCGTCGGCGGCAACGGCAAGGTGCGCAAGATGGCGTCGATCCCCGGCGTGACCGGCGACGAACTCTGGATGATCGTGGAGCGGGTCATCAACGGCGTGACCGTGCGGCATATCGAGGTCGGCATGCAGGGACTGGAAGATGGCGACGAACTGAGGGACGCCTTCTTCCTTGACAACGCTTTGTATTACGACAGTTCGGTCGCGGCGACCATCATCACCGGGCTGTGGCACCTCAACGGCGAGAACGTCAGCGCGCTGGCTGATGGCGTGCCGGTCCACAATCTGACCGTCATCAATGGCTCGGTCACGCTGCCGATCCCGGCCAAGAAGGTGCTGGTCGGCTACCGCTACAAGAGCCGCATCAGGACCCTGCATATCGAGGCGGGCGCGCAGGGCGGCACCGCGCAGGGACAGATCGGACGGGTGTTCGAAATCATCGCGCGCCTGCAAGACGCGGTCGGCGGCACCTACGGCACTGACCGGATGATGGCAGCCAACAGGCTGGACCCGATCCCCTACCGCAGCGCCGACGAGCCGCTGGAGACAGCGATCCCGATGTTCACCGGGGACATGGTGCTGGCGTTCGACGGGGAATGGGACCGTGACAGGTACATAGTGATAGATC